TAACTTCTTCTTTTGGCTCATTCTCTGCTAACCATTCCTCCATTCCATGATAGGATGGAACGTTCTTGAGAGCTTTTTCAGCTGCCCACTTAGCTTCCATTATTTTTTTGAAGCATGCAAAGCCATTGTAACCATCTATGTTAGGATCGTGCATAACACCTTCCCATAAATTTATTGCTTCTTTAACTCTACTAATTGGTGTCTTATCTATATACGGCATTATAAACCTACCTTGAATTTTTCCCATTCAACAGCTGCTTTAATATTAAAGCCTCTACTATTAAGGGAACGGATTGCTGACTCTAAATAGTCAACCTTCTCTTGTTGATATGCAATCTTAAGTGTAAGCTCTATAAAGTCTTTATCACTATCAATATACTGAGGTATATCAGCTCTTAAGATTTTTAACGGATTAGGCTCCCATCCGAGTTCATTCAACTCGTCATAGTCCAGAGAACCATTGTAGTATTCGTATTTTTGTTTTTTCAGAACTTTAAGATCAGCCTCGAGCTTACGACACTGTAATCTCTCACTGCTAAATATATTAAAGTATTTGGAATGAAGCTTCGAGATCTTCAAAGCCTCCTCACCAAGCTCAGTACGATCGATATCACTATCGACAGTCCACTTTTTCATAATATCATCTAATGTCATAATATAGTCTTATCTCCAATCTACTACATAGATTATTATAACGGCTTCTTACTTCGAAATCAACTCTATATCGAATCTTTCATACCTAAATGACGCAATGCATTCTATGTATGATATATCACCACCTCTAAGATCAAACATCAATTCAGATAGTGTTGAAGGAAACAATCCAATAAACTTTACTTTAAGGTTAGGCTGTGCAGCACTGTTGTGTATGATAAGAGTAGCATCACTCATTATATCACCATCACCTAAAGGATTCTTTCTTCTATCTGAATCACTCAACGTCTTATATTCATCAAAAGTCTCAGGAAAGCCTAACGCTCTTGTCCAATCATATAACTCAAGATAGCTTTGCATTTGCTCATCCACTCTAAACGAGATCTGAAACTCAGTAAAGTCAATGTGTGTGCCAGGGTTAGGCATTTTAACAAACGGGGTTGGCACTTCAGCTGTACCTAATGTAACAGCTGGTAGAAGTACTGATTGACAGAAAAAGTTAACATGCGGTAACTTATTAATCACAAAGTCAAACTTTAACGGTGATAAGAAATTAAGATTGTCGGGTTGATTAGTTAATGCTGCCATATAAGTATTTAGGCTAACTATCAGATAGGTGCTAAGACCCCTTAGCCCTTGGTTTCCACATTTCATGGAACATACAGTGACGTATATGTCCATCGTCCGTTTCATATACAAACTGCATAGCTAAGAGCTGTACAACCTTACCAGAGTTCTCTCTGTCGAATGCTGGTTCAGTATGAGTTATCTGATCACCGAGATTAGGATTAGTTCTTTTCAATTACATCTCCATTTACTCTATCCAATACTTCTAAACAACGTGCAACTACTATAACAGGACCTCTAGGATCATCAGCATACAATGCTGGATTATAATGATTGCGCTCACTAATACCCTGCTTAGTCCAAGACGCGTCGCTGCGCGTCTTAAACCTCTTACAGAGCTCTTGTCTTACATCTTCATAGAAGGCAGCATGATTACTCATTTAACTGCCATTCCTTCTCCTGATAGAGCGAAATTATAAGCGTACTGTAACACTTTAGTTGGATGTGACAATGTATCAGCAATAACTAATGCTTTACGTTTTGTCTCTGCTTTAGCATGCGAGGCGTTAATCATCTCTACTAAGGCTTCTTTCTTTGCATCTAAGCTAGTAGCAGCGTCGATGTCTTTAAGGTATTTATCAAGTTGTAACATATTTACTATTCCTCTTTTTTGTTTATACATATATTATATGAACTTATTCAGATTAATCAACTGTTATTTTAAACAAAAAAAAGAGCGCCGAAGCGCTCTTTTCAGGATAGTAATCCGAGATTACATGATGTTGTTAACTAGTACTCTTCTGTAATATACGTTTGAGTCTTTGTTCAACGCTCCAAGTCCTACGCCTGTTCCTTCTGCAAATGGATTTGCAACAACGCCGTAACGAGTTTTAAAACCGATTTTTGGTTGGAAAGTCTGCTCACCAACGGCTCTCACCATTTGTAGCGGTACGTAAGGGCAATAGAATATACCAGCATCAAATGCTGAAGATCCTTTATATCCTAATGTGTAATAATTACCAGTAGTATAAGGATCGATATAAACTCTATATCTGCCATTTAGAACACCAGCAAAAGTATTACCAGTATCATCAACTTGTAGGTTGTTAGAATTCAATGCAGGTGTATAATCCAATACGCCAGCCATTTGTAAAGCAGAAGCTACGTCTGAAGATGTGATTAGGACATTACCCTTTCCTCTTCTTGTGTCTTTTGCAATTTGGTTAGCATCTCTTTCGATTTGGAACATTAACCCTTTGAATTTCTCAACTGACCATCTACCGTTTGAATCGGTGTCAAGATCAAATGTTCCAGAAGTAGTAGTGTCTGTAGTAGCACCCTGCTTAGCAACAACGTTGATTGTTCTAATGATTTCTCTATTGATCTCAGCTAAAATTTCTGTTGAAAGAATATTAGCGAGTTCTGTTTCAGCATCTAAACCATGGATAGCTCTTAAATCTTGAGCAAGTTCCATTGTGTATTCAGCTTTTAGCGCTCTTGAACCAGCAGTAACTGATACTTTCTCAATTGAGAAAGCCATTTCTGGGAATGCAACGTTAGATGCATTACCTAAAGCTTCAGCTTGGTTAGTTGGCATACCGTCAGCAAAGTTATAAACACCTGCTTCAGCATTGTTTGCGCTTCCAGGAACACTACCAACGTTTTTGTCACCAAGAGTGTTAGCTCCAGCAGCAACAGTCGAGAATGCAGTATCAGCTTCGTTATAGAAAGCTTCAGTTGCAGAGTTAGACTGGTTAGTATACTTAGATCTCATCGCGAAGATAAGTCCAGTAGGTCCTGACATAGGTTGAACACCACACATGTCATAAGCTACTAGGTTAGGCATTGCTCTTCTTACGAGGCTGATTAAAACAGGATCGTAATTGTCAACGTCTGCGCCAGTTGCGTTAGTTGGTGTGTGTTGTGCTTCACTGAGAAGTGATTGACTAGAATATGTGCTTCCTTCTCTCAAAGCAATTTCTGTATTTTCTAAAAGTTGAGCTGTAACTGCACGCTTATGAGTATCTGCGATCGGTGTAAGATCATCGTGCTCAAGAATTGGCTGCCACTTCTCAACTAAATTAGTTCTAAGGTCCATAATAGTTCTCCTTTAAATTACCCTAAACATTATTTATTTATTTATAGTGCGTGAAATTGCACTTGCATAACGACTCATCGCTGGGTCGATTGCAGCCTTAGCTTCTGCTTCTTCGATAGGAGTCTCATCGACCTCTTCCGCAATTACGCTCTTTGAAGCAAAGTACTGGTTTTTGATTACGCTTAGCTTAGCACTAAACTCGTCAACATCATTATATTCGATACCTTCAACTAAAGCTGAAAGTTTCTCTCTTTGAGAAACGCTAAGACCATCTGATTGCTCAGATACTAAGTTCTTAACTTTCAAAGAGTCAATCTCTTTTTGCAATTCGATTTTCTCGTTAATAGAGATATCAAGTTTGCTTTCAAGTTCTTCTGACATAGCAATCGCATCCGCTGCTAAGTCTAATTTATCTTCTGGAACAGTAACATAGTTGTTTTCGAATAACTCTTTCAACCCTGTCATGAAGTTTTCAGCAATATCAACCTTAAGGCTTGATTCAATTGCTACTTCGTTCTCTTCCATCCATTGTTCTGCGACGTAAGAAAGATATCCATCAACCTTATCAGTCATCTCTTCTTTGAGACCACCAGTTGCTTCTTCTAACTTAGCATCAAACTCTTCTTGAATTCTAGCTGTTTCAGCGATAACTCTTGCTGATACAGATGCTTCAAAAATAACTGCTGCTTTGTCTAAAAACTCTTCGGCAAGCTCTTGTCCGTCAAAGATCTCTTCTACATCTTCTTTGAACTTAGCCTTACCTGCGATTGATGCCATATTCTTAGCAGATGTGTTCTTTGCATCTTTACCAAAAATAGTACTATATGCATCGTTAACTCCACCTTTACTAAATCCAGTTAATTTCTGGACCATAGCACCGATCATGCCAGCTTTTGATAGAGTAGGCATAGCCTTCTCACCACCATCTTTGTCTGCTGGTCTTTTATTGCTCTTTGTAGAAACCGGGTCGGCCACCATAGAAGCATCGCCAGTAGCCTTGAATTCATCAAGCTGTGCTGCTTCGGTATCGACTACCTGCTCTAATTCTTTATCAGCCATTTTAGCTCCTCTTAAATAAATAAAAAGTATTTCGTAGTATTATTTATAAAAACTCTATACTAGCGAGTTCAAGAACTTTTCGAATAGTTCTATCTTACGCTCATGTAGAATCTTTGATGATTTAATACCTGTGTTTTTAATCTCATTTACAACTTGCTGAGTTCTCCACTGAGACTCCGCTGCATCATAAACCCATTCACAACCTTCCATAACACCCTTAACAAATGCATCCGGTGCGGACGGATCAGCTACAATATCAGCTGCAGTTGCTAGCATAAAGTCACCTTGTACTTCCATAACGCCGTTATTTGGTTTCAGTGATCCCATACCTCTTGAAGACACTCCTAATTGAGCACCCTCATCCATAAGATTCTTAACTATATTTCCCATTGGTGTATCCATAATCTTGGCCTTACCAATAAAATTATCGCCATCCTCTTTAAGACTTGTTATCATATGGCTAACTCTATCTAAGTTAATTGTGGGTCCAGACGGATGTCCTAACTCACCATATGCTCTTTTTTGCTCGACATTATGTTTCATATATCGATTAACCTCAGTTACCATAGTCTCTTTAGGATATATCCTTCCGTTTCTATTCTGGAGGTTTGATTGAAGGAATACACCTTCAATAAAGTAATTTTGTTTTTTGCCATCTGCGGCTTCTTCTTTGATGTAACTTACATCGTCTAGGAAATTAACTTCTGTAATAAGCTTCATATTAGTCTCCAAATCCTACTGAAGTAACACTACCAGCTGTAGCGAATATCTTATCATCAGCATTTTTAGAGAAATAATGTACACCAGCATCAACTGTTGTATTACCTATTTGTACTCCACCGTCAGTCAACAATGTAACTGTT